CAATATTCGGGGACCCCAAGTGGAGGTACGGCCCTGCATCTAAGAAGGTTGGCCTTAACGTAGAGGGATACTGCGAGCTATTTAAAGAAATTGAAGAAGACCTAGGCATTGAAGTAATAGAGCGCATTGGTGACTCAAGGTTCTTTGCAAAGGAGAATGAAAACAATGATGACCTGTTTACTTCATTCTATGACTTTGGTCTAAGCTTTGTGCCGTCCAGCGGAGTAATGGAAGAGCAGGGCATTACTGCCCTCGATGATTGGTTTAACTATAACCCAAATGCTGGAGTAGACCTATCGAACCGACCGCTGTGCTACATACACGAGGACTGCGGAAACTTAATAGACAGCCTAATTAACTATAATTCTCAGGGTAAATCAGACGAAGCACTAAAGGATTTCTTCGATGTGATCCGATACCTAAGAATGTCAAACGGAGGAGAAGGTCCAGACTTTATAACTGACTCCTCTATGCAAGCAACCAGAACAAATAAAGGAGGATACTAATATGCCTAAGAAAAGAATTACAACAATAGCAGCAGAGAACGAACTAGAACTAGAATACCTCGTAGGGTTAATAGAAGATAAACTACCAGAGGATACTATTACTGGAGTCGGCAAGGGAAGATGGATTAATGAAGAGGGACAGGCAATGCTTGAAAAAGCAATTGACATTCCTGAGCTTACGCCTAAGATTCTTCGTGGAGTCGTGCACTCCAAGGCACCAAACAGAAGTTACCTGTACGTCTATATCAAAGAAATCAAAAAGAAAGTACCAGTAGTTATTCCAAGAAAACTTGAGAATCATTTACTTCCTGGCAAGAATGTAAACGTAGAAGTCATCACTGATGACAGGGGCACCTCCTATCGCTATGTCAGATAAGGATGACATAACTTTAGATCCAGAATGGATCGACGAACAAGTAAACAGGCTTGCGGGGTGGGAGTACTTAAATCGATATGTCAGGCACCAGATTGACAAACCAATGCGTCCAGAGGAATTGTGTGATAAAATTGGAGTTTACAAAGGACATATTCACGACATAAGTAAATCAGTAAAAAAACAATTAAATGCAAAATAAATCTACCTTTGAAGCTTTGACCTACGTTGAGGATTCGCCAGACATTTCTGCCCTACGCAACGCATACGATCAAACCGTAAATGAATTAGAAGCTTATTTTGATTTATGCCGTACTAGCTATGACGACCGCCGCAACTGGTGGCCAGGCAAAAGCCGTGATCACCGCAAGCACGGAGCAGATGCTTTCCCTTGGGAGGGAGCATCAGATACCGAAAGCCACGTTATTGACGAACGTATTACTCGCCTAGTATCCTTATTTGTTTCTTCGCTTAATCGCTCAAATATTCGTGCTTATCCAGTGGAGTCAACTGATCTCGCACGGGCAGAGATTGTATCTTCATTTCTTAAGTGGATGGTAACAAGTGGTTACATCCCTCGCTACAAGCGTGAAATGGAACTAGGTGCTAACTACCTGCTAGAGCGTGGACTACTTATTACTTACGTAGGCTGGCACTCAGAAGATCGACAGTTTCTACAAAAGCTTACCCTTGAGCAAATTGCAGAACTAGACCCAAATATTTTTGGGGCTGTGCAGTCAGGAGAAAATGACGATGAACTAGTGTTCATGCTGCAAAATATCTTTGACGGGGTAACAGATAAGCGAGCAAAGAAAGCACTAAAGGATCTACGCAAGTTCGGGGAAGCAGAGCTTCCTACAGTTCGCCGTCAGATTGACGCACCAGAGATTAAGACACTGGCACCAGACGGAGATTTCTTTTTCCCTGCTTATGTTACAGATCCGCAGCGTGCACCTTACTGCTTTTGGAAAACTTACTATACAGCTCAAGAACTTGAGAACAAGGTAGCAACCGCAGGATGGGACCCTGATTTTGTTGAATATATTATCGAGCACTTTCGTGGTGTTAATATAGATAGTGTAGAAAGAGAACAGGAAGGCCGCCGCAGTACTAGCTTGACCGATAACGCCTACGAGGCAAATGAACTAATAGAAATCGTGTATGCGTACCAGCGGTTGGTCGATCCTGAAGATGGTTCAGAGGGTATCTACTGCACTGTGTTCCATAAGGATTACAGCGGTGATAACAATGAGGCACCTGCATACGCAAAGCGTGAACTGCTTAATGGTTATGAGGACTACCCAGTTGTAGTCACAAAGCTGTCAGAAGACAGCAAGCGTCTATACGATACGACTACAGTACCAGATATCCTTCGTGGTATCCAGAACCAAGTAAAGGTAGAGCGTGACTCCCGCATTGATCGCAATAGCCTAGCTACACTTCCTCCTATCCTGCACCCAGTAGGCCAGGCACCAAGTGACTGGGGTCCAGGTCGTATGATTCCTTATCGCCGTAAAGGTGATCTAGACTTTGCTCCTACTCCACCAGCTCCTGTTGGCTCAATTGAAATCGAGCAGACCCTAGAGGCTTTAGCTGACCGACTAGTCGGACTAGATGAAGCCGATCAGATCTCCAGTGTACGTAAGCAGTTCTTGGTAGACAAGTTCTTGCAGCATAACGCAGAGGTTATGCGCATGGCTTATCGCTGCTTCCAGCGTTTCGGACCAGACGAAGTATTCTTCCGTGTAACTGGTATCCCTGATCCACAGGTAATGGACCGAGGTGACCCTGATGCAAACTTTGATATTACTATTAACTACGATGTACTGAACACAGATCCTAAATCTCAGGAAGTTAAGTTAGCTCAAATGACTGCACTGCTGCAACTGGATCGCAATGGTCGTATCGACGTAGACAAACTACTATCCGTAATGGCTGGAGCCATTGACCCAATTCTAGCAGATTCTGTTCTGACCCCAGTAGAGGACGCACAGCAGCAGGTAGTCAAGGACGTAACCGATGACCTCACTAAGATCTATGCTGGCATTGAAATGCCTGCACGTCCAAGCGGTGGACAGATTGCAATGCAAGTCCTTGAGCAATACGGACAGCAGCCTGACATCCAGCAAAAGCTACAAGAGGACGAAGCCTTTGCGGGTCGCCTACAGAAGTACGCAGGTCAGTATCAGTTCCAGATGCAACAAATGCAAAACGCTGAGATTGGCCGCATCGGTACAACTCCAGCACAGATGGGGGAAGTAGGCACCCAGGATATGCCACAATACTAATATGACTATTGAAGAAGACATCGAACATCTAAAGCGTCACGATTCGTTTAACCGCTTTATTGATCTAATCAAGCAGATGCGGGAAGAGTGCATTGCTGAAATGCACGAGGTGCCTACCGACAAGCTACAGCAGCTATCGGGGCGTATCCTAAGCTACGATCAGATTATTACGATGGCTGACTGGGCAGAGACTTCGTCCAGTGAATAATTTCATAGCATACATTTAGTATGCTATAATGCAAAACATAGCTATCGCTCGGCGTTGAAGAGTGGAAATATATGAATACAGAAGTCACAACGGGAATCGCTGAACCCGACAATACTACAGTGGAAAAGACAAATATCACAGCGGAGGATTTTGCGATCCAACGCTTAGGGCAGCCAACGCCTCAACCAGAAGAGCAAGAAGCTCCCGAGGTTGAAGAAGAGGTTACCGACGAAATTGCTAACGAGGAAGCAGAAGAAGTTGAGGAATCAGTAGAAGATACTAAAGACGAAACTCCAGAAGCTGAATCAGATGAGCAAGTTCTTTCTCAGATTGATTTAGATGATATGTCCGAAGTGGAACTGCGGGAACTAGCTGATAAGCTAGGCAGCCGTGCAGTAGCTCGCTTTGGAGAACTCACAGCTAAACGTAAGGCAGCAGAAGAAAAGCTTCAACAAATTGAAGCCCGACTTTCTGCCGAGCAAAACAATCCGCTTAAACCAAAGAAAGAAGTTACCAACAATCCATTTGCTAATGTAGAAACCCTTGAGGATCTACAATCTAAGGCAACAGATGCTAGTAACGTTATTGAATGGGCAGAGGACATTATGTTCAATGCAGACGGATATGAAGCTGATGACGTAGTCACAGAAGTCGAAGGCAAGGAAATGACTAAGGCCGATGTCCGCAATGCTTTATTGCAGGCACGTAAAGCCCGTGACAAGTTCCTGCCTGATCGCCTCGAAAAGATCCAAGCGGTAGAGCAAAGCAAACAGATGCAGGAGCACTTAACTGCTCAAGCTGAAGCTGAACTTCCTTGGTTACAAGGCGAAGACAACGATACACGGCGTGAGTACCAAGCTATTATGGGCGACCCTAGGGTTGATACATTAATGGCTAACCTTCCGCCTGACGTTAAAGCACAAATGCCTTACCTACTGGCGCACGCCGCTAATAGCATCTATGGTCGAAAAGCTGTAAAGAGTACAAAGTCTAACGTAAGACTTAACCCTAGCAGTAATTCTACACCTAGTGCTGCTGGTTCGGAAAAACCTGCTAGTCGTACAAGTAAATCAATCAAGAACTTGAGTAATCAGTTTAAGCAATCAGGTGATAAGAGTGACTTCATTACTCTCAGAACACTTCAATTACAAAACCGATAAATTAAATACTAAAATATTATGGCATTCTCAAATACATTCGACACCACTAATCCTGGTTCCGCTGTTTCTAATCGTGAAGACCTCACAGATGTACTTACCATCTTGGCTCCCGAAGAAACTCCCGTTCTATCATCTGCTTCTAAGAAACGCTCTAGTGCTACTTTCACTGAGTGGACCGTAGACGCTCTTTCTGCTCCTGTTACTACAGGTGTAGACGAAGGTGCAGACGTTACTACATTCACCGATCAGTTCGCTGGTCGTGCTCGTCTTGGTAACTACGTTCAAAAGTTTCGTCGTGACTTCCGTGTTTCGGATCTCCAAGAAGCTGTTGACTCTGTTGGCCCAGCCAAGGTTGCACAAGCTGAAGCTAAAGCCATTCGTGAGCTTAAGCGTGACGTTGAAGCTACCTTGATTGGTACACAAGATCGCAGCATCGAAGACGGTGCTGGTACACCTTACGGCCTTCGTGGCCTTGGTGACTGGATCGACTCTGCTGGTCCTGCTGACGTTCCTGCGAACTTCCGTACTCCTGCGTCTTCGATCTACGACATCAGCACACAAGGTGCATTTGGTGAAGCAGCTCTTAACGACATGATCTCTTCGATCTATCGTGAAACTGGTAGCACCAACAACCTTATGCTTGTTGCTGACACTGGTCTTCGTCGTACGATTGCTGACTTCGCTCGTGTATCTGCTGGAGCAACTGAAAACGTTCGTGCAGTCAACTACGATGGTAACAAGGCTGAGATCAAACTCTCTGTCGAGCTTTACCAAAGCGACCACGGTATCGTATCTATCGTCAACATGAACCCAGATACTGCTCCTGCTACACTTGCAGGCGGTACTGACTACAACGATGGTTACCTTATTAACCCTGAGTACTACGGTGTACATGAGCTGATCCCTATGGGTTCCAGCCGTCTGCCTAATCTTGGTGGTGGTGAGCGTGGATTCTGTGATTGCACTTTGACCTTGGGTGTTTACCATCCACAGGCTCACGGTAAGATCACTCAGTAATCCTGATTAAATTTCAGGGAGGGGTTGGTCCGATCCCAGCTCCTCCCTTTTTTTAACTTTAATTTTTAATATGGAAATAATCACAAAAGAAACTACCTTCTCTGATGCTGAGCTAGATTCTGCATTTATGGACGAAATCAAGAATGGATTTGCCCTAGAGAAACAGACTGAAGCGGCCCGTGTAGATCAGGCTCGTAAAGAAGCCACAGCAGAAAAAGGCAAGGTGCACCCTGTATTAGGACGTTGCGTTGCAACTATTCCGCACCGTGAGTACTTCCGACTTATTAAAAAATACGGACAAGAGACAGTGCACTCCAAGGAGTTCCTGACTTATTTCCAAAAGAATTTCTCAGACCTTACGCCGAACAAGCTATAATGCAGACAAAAACCTACAGCGATTTATATAATTTAGTAACGGCACTTTCGGGTGTAGGTAGCTTCACAACAAACGAGAAGCTTAATATTTTACAGTTCGTCAATCGACGAGCATTTGAAGCGTATCGGACTAGCCCTAGCTGGCCCAGGTACCTAGTTATTGGAGAAGAGCGTACGCTTGGTGCAGATGGACTTGTACCCTATGCGCAGACTGGCCTTGATACTATTTCTGACTTTCAGCGTATCTATCGTAGTCAACCCTTTTTGCGGAACTCAGTACTGGAGTACGAGTTCTATGTTGATTCAAATGGAGCGCACATTCTAAATATAGTTACAACGGACTCAACGTCTGCATTTGTAAACTATCAAAAAGAACTACCTACCTTTACCGAGGAATCCACAGATATTCCTTATGAGTTTTTCTTCTACCTAGCGCACGCTGCATATGCTGACTTCCTACGGATGGATGGCCAGACTGACAAGGCTATGACGGAAGAACAAGTTGCGGGAACTTACCTTGCCCTAGAGCTAGAGAAGATTGACCTGCGTTCAAATAACAATACAATTAACCAGAAGTTTTCAACTTACGTAAACCGTCAATCAAGATAGCACCTGTGCTATAATACAATTATGAGTTCATCTAGAAATAATACCCTTGAATTTTCCTCAGTAGGATCAGACATCCTTGAAGGAGGGGATGCAGTAACAGGTAAACGCTATGGAGCGTTGCAAACCTTAGAACCTACTGTGTTCGATGCTTTGACTGCATCCAGCATTGAAGACTCATCCAAGCTAATTGGAATAACTTTTGCTGCTGGAACAGTTATCTACGGAGCATTCAGCGAAGTAACAGTTACATCAGGTATCGTAGCAGCGCACAAGTACTAGTATGCACCTAAGCCTAAAGAACAGTCTAGGCAAGAGTGTACTAGCGGAGCCGCTTCCAACTGGTGTATTTAATTACCTACGACCTGACGGACTATCCTTGTTCCGCAGGCCTGACGGCA